CGGTTCAGACCAATCTGTTCACGCCCATCCAACGTATCCATGATCTGCAAGCCAATAACATTCCTGTCAAGCGTGGCGTCTTACTAGGTGGCGTGTTCGGAACTGGCAAGACGCTCGCGGCCAAGGTTGCCAGCAAGTATGCGGTGCAACATGGCCTCACATTCCTCTATGTGGGTCGCGCCGACGAACTCAAGGAAGCGCTCGGTTTTGCCAAACAGTACCAAAGCCCCGGATGCGTCGTGTTCTGCGAGGATATCGACCGCGCCGTAGATGGTGAGCGCACCGTGGCACTCGATGATATCCTGAATATCATGGATGGCATCGATACCAAGAGTGCTAACATAATTACTGTGCTGACGACCAACAATCTCAAGGGCGTCAATAAGGCGATGCTGCGCCCCGGTAGGCTGGATTCCGTGATCGAAGTCAAAGCCCCGGATGCGGAAGCGGTGCAGCGGCTGTTGCGTAGCTATGGTGGCGATGCAATCCAGATGGATGAAGACCTGACGGAAGTCGGTGAAGTTCTGGATGGTCATATCCCAGCCGTCATCGCGGAAGTCGTCAAGCGCGCCAAGCTGTCTCAACTTGGCCTGAATCCTCCGGGAGTTCCGGTAACGCACCTGTCTTCCGATGCGCTGTTGGAAGCAGCCACGACGATGAGCATGCAATTGCAGTTGCTCAAGCCAGATGATTACAAGGAAGAGGATACGCTCGGTGACTCCGTGGCATCCATTATCCGCAAGGAAGTCAGCGCGCTGCGAAACGATCTGAACGACGATCTGGAAGGCGTGAAGGCATATTGCAGCTAAAACGAGAACGGGCCGGGAAATCGGCCTGTAATAAACATGGATACATTGGATATTGTGATGGTGCTGACGCGAGAACTTGCCGATGTCGCCATGAAACTCTCATTCGCTTTTCTAGCGATTGAGCTTGGCAGGTGCCTGCTATGAAAGACAAGATCCTTGCATGGTTGCAGCTAGTGCAACAAAACGAAGAAGCATGGGCATGGGGGTTGTTCGCAGCTATCGTGCTCATTCTCCTGATCTGCATTATGGGCGGTTGAACTTGGAAAGCACTAAGATGGGCAGAAAACCCGATCAACCGATACTAAAGGGTTGGCGCTACGTGAGTATGCCTAGTGGCAGAATGCGCGTAGAAGGTAAAGTGATCGGGTTTCGTGTCTATGCTAAAAAGACAGACCAGACAAAACATAGGGATGCTACGAAAGAATTCATCCTAGCGCTTTGGGCAAGTCGTGACAACGAAAGCTGAGAAACGTCACTTGGACCGGGTAGCGGCATTGGGTTGCATCTTGTGCCGCTACTTGGGCTATGGTGAGACACCAGCAGAGATTCATCATATACGGGAGGGTCAAGGTGGTGCGCAGCGTTCTAGCCACTATTTGGGCGTGCCTCTTTGTCCTGAGCATCATCGAGGGAATAGCGGGGTCCACGGCCTTGGCATTCGTGCTTTTTATACTCGCTACTGTCTCAGCGAGCTTGACCTTTTGGTTCTAACCATGGAGGCATTGTTTGGATGAAGACAACAATCTGGTGGATTGTTTTAATGATGGCGATATCATCTACGGTATCCAACTTTTCAACCGGCCACTACTTCATTGCTTTTTTGGGCGCATTGTTTTGTGGCACTCTCATATTGGTGAAGCCAAATGGCGGCAAGTGATCATGGATGCAAAAAGAGCCGCGTCAAAGTGCGTGGCAAGCGCAGCAAGGGCCAGCGTCGGAGCAGTATGAAGACGGCTGGATTCGATTACATCTTTGTGCGAAGCAACAAAAACGTGAAGACCGGATGGACTGCGGAGGAACGTGCTCGCGGACCTTACTTCAATCTGCCGTTGGGGGCATGATGCACTTCGGGATCAATGAACTGTTTGCCTGCATCTTCGTCGTGATCGTATGGGCGATCATCTATCTGGTCTGGCTAGGCCGCAAGGAAGACGATGATGGTCAGGGTGGGAGTGGATGATGTTGACAGATTTTCTTGAGATCGGACTGATTGTACTGATCGTCGGTTTAGTGGCATACTTGCTCGTGATTGCCGATGATCAACCTTGGGATGACAGCATTGATTGAACAACAGATTACCGCAGGATTGCGGTGTAAAGTGATTGATGGTAAATATAAGGGGCGATCATGTATCGTCATGAAATACTACCGTGGAATGGAGACTTCGGATTCTTCCATGACAAGCGCGTTTGCCGAAGTACAGTTTCTGGACAACAAGGGAATAACGACCAAGCTGCGCGACCTCGTTCCTACAGCGTATTTGGCAATCTGAACGGTCCGGTGCCCTATTGCTTCGATTCAGAAGAACAGTGGCAGGCATGGCAGAAGTTCGATGAGATCACTAAGTCTGGACCTACACAGTATTGTCAAGATTGTACGAAAGAATACGCAGCGCGAATGCGCCAAGAGGGACGCTGCGCCCATCCGGAAGTGAAGTTTTACCGCGTCAATGGGGCGTTGGTTGGCTTGTCCAAACCGCCCCCTGAACTCCAAGATGAAAAAGCAAAGCCCCACACAGTTGTCAGTCAAAAAGCTGCAAGATGAGGGGTATGCCGCTTTCGTCGTGGAGTTTTTTGCTTATGGCAAGAAGCATGATCTATTTGGGTTCGGAGATATAGTCGGACTCAAGAAAGACGAATGCTTGATTGTGCAGACGACGACATACTCAAATGTCCCGGCAAGGGTCAAGAAAATTACCTATCATGATAACGTGGGACATGTGAGAGATGCAGGATTGCGAATTGTCGTGCATGGCTGGCATGTCAAGAACAACGAATGGGTATGTCGAGAGGTAGATTTATCATGAATGAACAAGATGCGCGTATTTCCTACAGACAGTTAGAAATCCTTCAACTTTCTGGAGAAGGATTCTCCAATAAAGAGATTGCAAAGATACTAGAGTTGGAAGTCACGACGGTGAAGACACATCTTTATGTTGCGCAGAAAACGATGAGGGCGAAGAACAAATGTCACATGGTAGCGATGATACTCAGGGACGAGACGTGGCGCAGGAACGCGAAACCATCAGTCTTACTAACGAAAGAGGCCAGACAAAACAGTACGAAACCGTCGCCTCGCGGGTAAAAAGGCTAAGGGTAGATCATCCTGATTGGTTTATCAAAACGGCTGTGGCGCACATGAGCCGTGAAAGTGTAATGGTGAGATGTGAAATCGGCTGGTACTCCATTAACGCCAAGGGAAATCCGAAGCGTATTGTCCTCGCAACTGGTAGCGCGGAGGAAGACAGGGAATCATCTGACATTAATCGAACGTCATGTTTGGAAAATGCTGAAACATCAGCCATCGGGCGTGCGCTCGCGGCGCTTGGTTATATGTCTACCGAGAGTTATGCTTCTGCCCAAGAGGTACAAGGGGCTATCGCTAAACAGCGCATCATTAACGACCTACGTCCCGGCGCTCTTGTGTTTTTGCAGAACGCAGCAAAGAAGGGTACGAATGCACTCGGTTATGCATGGGACCAAGAACTGACAAAAGAAGATCGCTATGCATGCCGCAATGATTTACCGGCGCTACGTAGGCAGGCTGCGAGCGTGGATAGGGAGAAGGAAAATGAAGCCGGGTGACTTGTGCTATCTGGTGCGCTGCGGGGTAAATTCAGGACATGTGGTCACACTGCTGGAATGCCATCCCGAGTATGCCAACTATCGCGGCCACAAAGGTTGCTGGAAAGTGGAATCTTCTGTTCCGTTGTATGGATGGAGGAATGGGGAATTCGGCATTATGGCTAAAGTCATGATGGTGCCGAATGCATGGTTGCGGCCAATTGGCGGACCTTCCACTTCTACAGATATAAGAGAAGAAAAAGAGTTGGAATATGGCCGATGACCACCTTATCGATTTTGAGAGGGCTGGGCGCATCACTGCCTCTATCGTGGCGGCAATACTTCGACTGGACCCATCCCATTCACGCAAGTGGGCATGGCGGGTCGTCACAGGGCGTGAACCAGAGCGGGATAGTGCTGACATGCAGCGAGGGAGGGAATATGAAGCCAATGCCATCGCTAGTCTGGAATGCGAGTTAGGGATGTTTTGTGATCCCGGTGGCTTTGTACCGCACCCTACTCTCTCATGGCTTGGTGCAAGCCCTGATGCAAAGATCGGTTCCAATCGCATCCCGGTTGAAGCGAAATGTCCTCGTATCTTACATGGCGAAATCCCAGACAAGTATTACGCACAACTACAGACACAGATCGAATGTTGTGATGCGCCGTATGGCTATTTTGCAAGCTGGGTCAATGACACGCCCGATGGATTTTGGCACCTTAAGGTGGAACGGGATGTTGCATGGTGGGCTAAGGCAAAAATTGAGCTTGACCATTTCTACACTGAATATATACTGACTGATACGGAGCCGCCTCGCGCTCCACGGAGGGTTAAATAATGGGTGTCGTCTACAAGATCGTCGGGCAAGGGGAAGCCTATACCGACAAGGCAACAGGCAAGGAAAAGCGGCGTAGTCTGGATCTTGGTATTGTGATCCAGACAGCTAACGGACTCATGATCAAGATGAATGCGATTCCGATTGGATGGGACGGATGGGCGTATCTGAATGAACCAGAGCAGCAACAGTCGCGTGGGAATGGGCAACAACGACAGCCACAGAATGAAGGTTATTCGCGTGGCGGAGTCAGTGAATCAGCGCCACAGCGACAAGGTGGACAGCGCGGCCAACAGAACTATCGTCAGCAACGACATGATGGATTTGAGGATGACGATATCCCATTCATTCGGGCAGAGAATGAATGGCCTAATGACTTCTGATAGGTGGCATCATGAAAGTAGGTGACAGGGTAAAAACATTTGAAGGATCGGTTGGAACGATTTCACGTCCATTTGTTAGCCCTCTTTTTAAGGATAGAACTGCGTGGTGGGTTAAATTAGATAATTTGGTTGCGGAAGCTTCCTATTGGGAAGAGCATCTTAAACTGATCGTTCCAGAACCGCGCAACGAAATCGAGGTATGGTTCGATGAGCTTCTTGCCAATAAGCCACAGAAGAAAGAACGGGTGACGGATGAGATCGATTGGGAAAAGCATAAGCAATTCATGCGAGATTTGTAGGAGTGATATCGTGAAAATCGGAATGGCGTTGAGTGTGTTGCTGTTGTCTGGTGCCGCAAGCGCTATGACGATTGCTGGTAATTCATCCAAGTGCGATCAGTTGGCGGGAGACGTAATCACCATCGCTGGCCTACGCGATCAAGGGATGACCGTCGAGGAATTCCATCGGCAGGTAGATCCGCAAATTTCAAGCGTAAAAGGATCATCCACTAGCTACATGGTGGACGATGAAGATGTCAAGATGACCATGGATACGTTCGAATGGGTCTTCGAGCATCCTGATGTGGACGCCAAACATGCGATGCAATTTATCCAGAGGGCGTGCATGAAATATGGCGAGATGCTGGACCAACAGAAGGCCAAGCAGAGGGCACGCACTCGCTTGCAGACATGAAGAAACACAAGATCAACCCAAAAGAACTCAAGGTATGCAAAGAGTGTGAACAGGAGAAACCAAAATCTGAATACTATCGACACGATCATATGTGGGATGGCCTGCTTTCCATGTGCAAGGAATGCAAGCGTAAGTTCGTGAAAGAACATCGTGATCTGGATATCGAAAAGAGCCGGATCATGGAGCGTGATCAATATCTTCGGAGGAAGCAGCGTGGAAAACGAAAATGTACCGGTCGCCGGAAGACTGGAATGGGAAATAAGTGATCTCGTTGTCTGTGGGATGGCAACCGCAGAGATCCTATGCCAGATGCAAGGTATAACAGGGGGTTTAGAGAAGTTATTGCAGCTTCCGCGTCAAGAAGACCTGATAGCTAGACTGTTGAAGATATCGCTGGATTGTCAGCGCATGATTGCAATTTGTAATACAGCAGCCGGAACTGAAGATGCCGATCTCCATTGAGTTGGACATCGAAGAACTGTCTGACGTACTCGTTTCATTGGGAGATATGCTATGAACCAGAAGATAGCTAAAGCATTACGCTGGGCGGTTCGCGGGCAAGGTATGGACCCAAAGCAACGGGCTTATGCGCGGTCTACCACGCAACAGCGAATGATTGACAAGCGTGAGCCGAATGGCGAGGTCAAGAAAGTGCCATTCATCTATACAGGAACGATCTATCTGGATGCCGGCTGCGGCAGGGCCGCATACCGGGGATACAAACGCGAGATCAGACAGATGGGGGCTTTGTCGGAAACGTAGGTGACGAAGATCCTTGCGGCACGAAGCGCCCAATGAGGCCGTAGGCAATGAAGCCCAAGACAGCCGTTTCCACCACCCAGCCCGGTGCCACACGTTGCAGTGCATCGGGCATAGCAAGCCAGAGCGCTTGAATCGTACCGGCGACAGTCATCCCCTGTACACTGTACTTCGAAAGAGCATTCTTGAGGAAGGTGAACATGGTAGCCTCCATTTAAGAAGTTGGCATTATAGCCCGAATGTCCTAAGTGCGTCTTCGTACCTATTTCTACGGGCACTCATGGTATCCTGACTAGCATACTTGCCATTGATACCGCGTGTGATGCTGTCTATATCTCTGACCAAGGCCAGCTTATCCAATCCATTCGATATCCAGTACAAGCCTGCGCTGTCGGCAGCGTGGGCTTTCTCCAATAAGAGATCAGGATCTGATACACAAGGGATCTTTAGCCCTTGCTCTACTTTAAGGTAGTTATCATGGCCGGTAGTCTGGATCAGCCCCCTGCCTCTAAACGTCCACCCATCTCCGGAACCCTCGTCACGGTTCCCCATACGATTGGCGTACACATGGTTCGCGATTCTAACTGGATCGTGCTGATAGCCGAGGGCGGACACTTCGTCGAAATAGCGCGGGAATACAGCGAGCAGCCTATCGGCACGGTAGTTAAGATTTTCCTCAGTCCGAGTCAAGCCGCAACTCTCATAGCCGACTTGCGCAAGGAATGCGGAGCGCTGTAATGGATCAGTCATGCCGAAGCGCTGCATGGTATCTTCCAACGCCGCTATCCATCTACCTGCGGTGGTGGAGTCTGTTCTACATGCCGCCATCACTTGCGCAACGTTCACAGTATCATTCCCTTCTTGACGACCCCATATGCCGCCAATGCCAACATCCCCATGATGATCATACGCCAGACCAGATACCAGAGTCCACTACCAAGGTTTCTGTAGAAACGATTAGCCATCCTTTTTTCCAAGGCGTCACAAATCCTATCGATATCTTCGTCAGTCAGGGTTTGGTGTTCTTCCATTTCTTGTTCCCCCTTCTATAATGGGAGCATCACCCGGAGAAAAATCATGCATGACTTTATGATTGGTGCCCTGATCGTTTACCTGTGGATCGTACTCGTCAGTGGTCTGGATTAACGCTGTTGCTCATAGGCTGCGCCCAAGCCGCCGCCAAGCAGCGGAGATGCGCCTTGCAGCAACTGTCCTAATTGTCGTACAAGTTCCGGCCTATCCATGAGCATGGACGCCATGGCGCGCTGTCCGGCAGGACTATACATGCCATATGCAGCCGCAGTCGCGGCGACATAGGGAGCAACGTTGCCAGTGCCAGCGAGTACACCACCACCAATCAACTGTGCAATGGCATGACGACCAGCCGTACCAGAGTCAGGATAGTTTTGTGACAAGGTACGGGCTGCGGGGCCGGTCAAATCCTGCATGAGCGCATTGCCTTCCGCAAAGTTTTTGCCGCCGCCGCGTGCATCCTGCGAGCGTACCGCCATCTGGAACTGGACGGGGGCAATGACATCATTCCCTTTCACGCCAGTTACCTTAGTACCTGCGTCCCTCAATCTGGTGAAGCGTGCCCATGTTTCGTCAGCCGCATTTAGTGCAGCCGCATTCTGTGGATTAGAACGGTCAAAGCTATCCCGCAGTGCACCACGCACTTGCTCAAGGAACTGACCGGTTGCCCGGTTCGATACCTTTTGGTCCTGCGATCCCATATAAGTGTTGATCTGGTTGACAATATCCTCATCGACGGACTTGAATTCCTTGCCAGTCAATTGACCACCACCATTCTGGATCTTATCAAATACGTTGTTCTGCAAGAACTCCCTGAATTCACTCCGCTGTGCCGGGGGCAATTTATTTCCGGCGTCACGTGCGGCCTTGAACACATCCAAGAAGAATTTTTGGTCAGGCTGATAAGTCACTCCTGCCAATGCATCGTTATAGGCATTGGAGGCACGTTGGTGGACGTACTCTATCCCTTCCTTGCCGACTGGCAAATCGGATGGGACTTTTTCGCCGATGGGGCCGAGCACATTGTTATAGATCGCCGTATTCAATTGCCGCATAGGACGTGCTTGTCCCATCGTGATCGCATCGCCGATCCCGAACAGGCTACGGGCCTTGTCTTCCGTTCGTTGGTAAGCGCCGCCAAGAATCTCCCCCGGCGTTGGCGTAATACCCACGTCACGGAGCCTCTGAGCGTCCGCGTTCTGCGCGCCGGCCACTGCCCTGCCGCCTAGCTCCAACAGAGGCGTGGCGACCCCGCCAGCGAGGCCACTCATGCCTGCATTGGCTAATGCAGTCTCTGGATTAGGGGCGGGCTGTGTTACACCAATCAGAGAACCGATACCAGCACCCTGAATGGTGCGGCCAGCCATTGAAGCCGCTGGCCCGGTCTGTGCGATGGGAGGCGTGTAGCGAGCCAGCAAGGCATTGTTGACCGCATTCCCTAATGCTTCCGGCACGCCAGTAGTAGGCGGTTCAGCCATTTGCTGTAACTGCGCCACACGGTCAGCCGCGTACTTGGACACATCGCCGCTCGTATTGCCTTTGATGGCATCCCATACCCGTTGACTCAATCCAATGGCAGTATTTTTGAGTCCAGACATTCCACCAGAAGCGAAGCGTTCAGCGAAGCCGGGTTGCAGTTGTTGCATGAGAACGTCGCGTGCAATCGCCTTTGGATCTCGTTCAGCGCCAGCCGCTTTCAGCGCGGCGTCAGGCATCTGTACGGCAGCAGGAGGCGGCACGGCAGGAGATTGTTGATCGACTGCCGGCGCATCTGCCCACCACTTTCCTTCATCGACTCTGCTTGCCACTTGAGCACCATATTGTAATGTGTTAGGCGCATTAGGATTGCGCGGATCGGATACAGCAACACCTTTCTTAGCTTTTTCCAAACCGCCCGGACCACCATAATACCCCGCTGCCGCCACTGGAATATTGCCACCAGACTTGTCCAGCATCTGCGCCGCATACCGAATGCCGGCTCTAGCATTGTCTATTGGATCGTGGATACTCCATCCTTTATCCGCCACTTCCTTAAAGGTGGAAGGGATGACTTGCATACCGCCCACTGCGCCAGCATTGGATGTCGCAGTATTTTTACCACTAGTGGATTCCTGTTGATAGATACTCTTGGCGAGCGCGGCCACCTTGGGTGATGCTTTCTCAGCCTCAAGTGCGACATCAATCGGATTGACCGGCGCGGCCTCGCTCCACCAATCGCTCATGGCTTACGGCGCGTCGTTCCATCGGGGGCGACAAACACGGAGCCGGACGGCAATGCATCATAGTCCGCCTTAGACTTGGGCGCAGCCGTGCCTCCACCCTTCGTGTCAGATTGCTTACGAAGATAGCTCAACGGCATACCACCGCTTTCCTCATAGCTGTTCAAGATGTCAGCCGGCGTGGAAGCCGCATAGTTTTTCTTCTCCGCTTCCAGCGTCTTCCGCAATTGTGCCGCGCCTTGACGAATCCGATTCGCAGCATTAGGTACGAACATGCCAGTACCCATTTCCACATTCAGCCGTTCTACTTCTGGCGGAGTAATACGAGCACCGTTACGATTCTTCAATGTGACATTAAACAATGGGGCAAAGCGTTGTTGATTTGTCCGGGCTTCTTCCGACAACAATGCCGGTGAGATTTTTGCCAGAGCATAATCCTTAGCCGTGAATCCGGGGATATCTCCGGTTGGATACTTCTGAATCAATTCTTCCATTGCCTTCAAATTATCTTCCGCTTGTGGAATACCATTCTTTTGTAGTTCCGTGCCAAGCTTCGTCATCTGTCCTTGGACATGGAATTGGTTCTGCATATCACGTTGCGCCTGCACGCCGGCATGAGTCTGGCGTTGCATCTCATTCGTCAAATCACGTTGCGCCTGAGTGGCTTCCATTTGCTTAGTGCGCATCTCTTGATCGAACACACCGCTCACCTGATCAATCGCCGCTTTGATCTGTGGACGCATCGGCGAATCAGGGGGTAGCTGATTGTAGAAGGCGTTTAATTGATTCAATTGGCCTAGCTTGGAATCAGGCGGGGCGTTGGTATTCGTCGCAATGGGGGGGCCACCGTTGGGGCTGACAAGCTGTGCGCCCGGCGCAAGAGAGACAGGAGGCCGCATGGAGATTGCCAACCGTGCCGCTGTCTCCGGGTCCATGATATTTGCCAGTCCCTGCGTTTGCTCCGGAGAATAGCCGGCCTGCATGGCGGGTTGTAGCATCCCTTGTAGATTTACCGTCCCACCCAGCGCACCTTGCCCCGGTTGCGTCAGGTAATCGTTTGGATTGAATGCTTGGCGAGCAGCGCCTTGCCGGATCTCGAATTGACGTAACTGTGCCATTTGTTGAGCGGCTTGCTGCGCTGCAATATTGCGCTGTGCGCCTTGCACACGTTCCCCAATCTGCGCATTCGGTCCCCCGAGCAGAGAAATCCCGGTCAAGAAGCTGGGATCTTGCAGAAGCTGATCAATCACTGTCATGACATCCTCACAGTGCCAATGCCATCAATGGGGCGGCTGTGCTGAACAAGCTCGTCCCTGCGGATACCCCGCCAAGCGCACCAGTTGCAGCTAAGCCAGCCCCGCCGCCGAATAGGGCACCTGAGCCTAGCCCAAGACTACCCATGGCTCCCAGCCCCGCCGCACCTCCCCATAGACCAGCATTTGCACCCAATCCATAAATAGAATTGCCAAGCATTGCGCCTCCTAATGCATTTGACAAGAACCCTCCATTCTGCGATTGACTAGATGATTGTTGACCGCCTCCGAATCCTTGCAATAATTGACTGAAATTAGATAGCTTAGTCAATGGGATATTTTGGTTGTAATCCCAGCGCGAGATATCAGAATTGATTTCACCTTGCCTACGGGCAGTACGTTGCGCACCGATATTTGCCTCTTGAGCAATATTGTTCCAATCAATGGATGCCATCCCCGGCAACATGCCAGCAGCTTGAGTCTGGTATCCACGCTCACGTCCAATCGCATTTTCTTGCAATCCACGTTCGAAGTTATAAGCTTGTCCACGAAGCGTAGTCGATTGATTGGACAGACGTTGTGCTAGATTAAAATTAGCATCATTGATGCCTTGTAGTTGCTGACCTGAACCATAACGTCCACCAGTAGCAAATTGAGAAGCAATGGATGGCATGACGGCATTTTTAAAGTTGCGCGTCACATCGCCGGCAGCAGCATCTACCATACCAGTCAAATAAGGATTACCATTGACATAAGATCCAGCAGCAGTAGGATCATTAGCCAACATCTTTCCGCCAGCCACATCAGAGAAGTATTGTTGTGCCTGTTTCTCTAATGGAGAGCCATTTCTGGCTCGTTCAATCCCGCGATTTTCAGCATCCAGAACACTCCAATCGGGAGAAGCTACTGTCTGTCCGGGAAAATATTGTGGGTTAGAGCCACTTAACCAATCATAGGCGCGTTGATATAGGCCATAAGTCGTGGGACTACCGGCAAGATAATCCTGCACACCAGACCAAGGATCGGCCTTCTGTACTGTATTGGTGCCTCCACCGCCTCCGCTACCCATGATCGTTACTCCTTAATTCGCTTGTGCATCACCGAGTAAGCATGCTTGAACCCGATTTTTTGCAGCTTCGGAACAAACCCCTTGCGCACGAATGCTTCTATCGCCTCACAATCTTGTTCAATTGCCCATAACTCAATGATGTTATTGGCTAAATACATCCAGTTATCGAACTCCGTACCAGCCAATGTCAAAATACGACAAACTCGCATCTGAGGATAGTTGACAATTTCAGTCGTACCGGCACCAATAATCTTATCTTCCTTCTTGCACATCCATAGTTGCGCATCACGATTAATACACATGACACGCAAGTCTTCATGAGACATTTCACCATTAGCGTGGTCTAAAGCTCTTTTTACGTATGGCAGTCCAAAGTGCCATAGTTTTTCTACCAAAAAAGCAGGTACGCCTTTGAATATATATTCCTGTTGGTTTGTTTCATTGTCCATTTTTATTTGAGTGGAGAGCGAGCGAACCAGTGGAAGAACATCCCAGGCTGATTTCCGCCACTGTTGTTGAGTGGGCAAAATCCTTGTTCATTTTGGGCGGTAGGATTGGCGATAAAATTTCCGCCTGCACCAATCCCTTGATTTGCACGTCCTGACTGACCATCAAAATCAGAGTACATGACAAGAGTAGCCGGAGTCGAATTCATTGTCGGACTAAATGAAATCTTTCCAACCAAGGCGCCAAAATTAATACTAACAGCATTAAACGCCCATCTCCCAGTAGCCGTTCCAGTTCCGGGTGGATCGGCGTAGCTGTAACTCTTCTGGACGAATCGTTGGCAACGAACCAGCGTATCGCCAAACCCAACGGGGATGGTCTGCATGACGGAGTTGCCTTCGTAGTAACGGAAGTTGGCGAGACGCAAGGTGTTGCCAGCACTTGCCAAGAAGTTTACTTGGGCCGAGGTGGCAATCGCTGCCGTGGCTGTCCATTGCCCGGCGTTCGTGGTTTGCGATCCAGACCCAGCGGCCAAGCAAATACCGATCTCAAGACCTGAACCAGTGGAGTAATCCCAAGTCCCAGCAACTGGTGATTCTGGAATCTGGAACGACTTCATTTCCCATGCGCTGGCAGTAGAAATCTGGAACGTCTGTACATACGTGCGGTCGTTACCAGCATTGCGCAACGACATGCAGTAGGTTCCGGTTCGATTGGACTGAGCGCCAAACGTAAGCATGTTTGGCTTTTGGGCTATTTTAGACCACGTAGCGCCTTGGATGTTGATAGAGACGTAGCAGTAATCACCAGCAGCAATTGCCGCATCTACCGCCGACACTGAGATGCACATGGAGTTATTCAATAGCACGCCGCATTGAGCCACGGTAGGCACATTAGATCCAGCAGCGGAGCGCTCAGAGCGGCTGATGTTCAGGGTTGCCGTCGATACTTGGTTAACCGCCCACATGTCAGCTACATAGACGGTAGAAGCAACACCAGCACCAGACAGCGTAAACAACACCCCCTCCTGCCATACATCGAAGTCTCCGTTAATCAGTGCGTTCTCAACTCGGGCAACGCTGTCCGGGATTGCCATGTTGGTATTGCCAAGCGCGGAGACAGCGACAGACGTAAAACTAGAGGTCAGCACGCCAGAATCGAGACGAAGCGTTACGCCTGTATTCGTGGTGAAGCTGGAAGAGATGACGGTGCCGTAGAGCGTGGAGGCATCGAACGCCTTAACGCGGCGCCCTACGTCGTAGAACGAAACCACGTTACCGGGCATGGTGAACGTGGTGGAGGTCGTTTGAGTCGGAGAATGATCCAGATCGATGAACGACACATCATTGAGCATCGTTCTGATTTGAGCCATCATCTCACGAGCGCAATCGTTGACCGTGGACGGTGCCTGTCCTTCCGGCCACCCATCGGGAGGCGTAGCATTGTTATTGTTAGCAGTCGTTGACCAACGGCCTACTTTGGACATGATTTACCCCAATATGCAAAAATCAAACGTGCGATCCGCAGAGGCAGAATTCGCATGCTTGATGGTAAAGACACCCTTCATCGTGCTCTTTAAATACATCGTACCTGCACCTAATTCTGAGGCCGCATTGGCGGTAGTCGGAGTGAAGCCAATGAAACTACTAACTCCAACCCTAGCATCGACAACAGAGGTTGACGCCACGCCACCCGTAAGTGTACACGTTCCCACGTTATTCAGTTTACCGCCCATTACCTGATTCGCCCATTCGGCAATGCGCCGCCTGTGCTGATCCTCGTCAGGCTGGTAAAAAGGAACCGATGACTTGGCCGATCCGGCAGAAAGTGGCATTATCTATTCCCCCCATCTATTAAGCACTGGTCAGGAATCATCACCCCTTGTAGATTATCGAACGGCGTCCCATCGGTCGTCGTAAGTTGGAAGCGATGGTAACGCGATGTGCTTCGTACTTGGCAAAATCCAGCGGAAGTCGGAGATTGGGCAACACCAGTCGTGGCAGATTTTGTCAGGATCTGGCGCTGCACGACCGCAATCTGGCAGGATGCAGACAGCCCTTCCACTAGCGGCCATACTTCGTTCACGTAGGCTTTCTTCCCCTTGATCAAATTCACTTCCCCGGTCTGTACCGTGGCCGGCAACGCCGAGCCATTCAATGTAGCCAGTTGGTGTGACGAATTGAATACAGAAAGATTCAATTGTCCGCCAGTGTAAAAGGTTGAATCCAATGAATATGGCAGTGCATCCACGCTGGTACTGAGTGCATCCAATCCATCCAACGTATAGCCAGCCGCAATCGAAGATAGGATAAATTCTAGATTGAAGCCTGCCCCACCTACACCAGTCACACGTGACCAACGTTTGAATCCATAGTGATATACCAGCACCTTATTTGGATTGCCGCCACTATTACCTGACCCCGGATAAGCCCAAAGCACTAATTTTCTGGTTGGATCGATAGAACCTACCACTCGATACACGTAATTGGAATCTAGATCGTCAAAGAAGGTTTGATCTACCTTTCCTAAACCAATGGGTGAGATGTTAGACCCATCGAACATATAGAAACCATCATTGGCGAGTAAGAAAACCATTCCTTGGAATGCGACTACGCTCTGTGGTGCATAAGCACCAATCCCCACCATCACCTTATCAAACTGGAAGATCAAAGGCGAGCCGACGAACGTCATCCGCCAGATCGCTCGCTCTTGGAGCACATAGCCCCCATTCTCACCACCGACGATCTTCTGAATCCAGCCACCATCCCCTAGCAGATCCTGATAGTCGGCAAGCGTGGCCGGGTCAGCCGTCCAGCTATTCGCATTGTTGATGGCAGACCAGCGTACCCGCTGCACACCCACCACGGAGTCCGACACGTTGCCCATGACCACGAAGTTATTGATCACGGCAATATGGCGTGCCTTGGGTGGATTGCCAGTCAGTGCGGCAAAGTTGGCAGCGCCAAGGGTAATCTGCTGCGGCACGTCACCATTGGAGCCATCTACGCCAATAACGGTTTCCCCCCATTGTACGAACTCCCAATAGTCATCAGTTGGCACAGAGTACGCACCACCTACAAGGCGCGTCGCAGATGTGAATGATGTACCTACTAGTCTGTATAGGGCTGAGGCATCTCCACAATAGTTGTACACATTCTTGGCTGAATCTCTAGCGTAAATGGCTCCCTTCACCGTACCTAGTCCAGTACCAGTGCCTGCGACCACCTGATTTGGGAATGACTTGTACGAACTTGCCGCTGGGATCACATTGTCAGCGATAAGCGCCCCCGGATTTGCCAAGGGCGGCAAGTCTGGCATCCATTCAGCCAGCGGGATAATCACATCTTGCCGCCTCCGCCGCCGTCAGTCTTGTTCACGGTCTGGCGATTGGTCGGGCCGACCAAGGCCAAGTCTTCGTTGTCGTTCATACGGATCTGGCGAGCGCGTTGCAGCGAAGCCAAGGCGACGCCTTCCATATCCCGCATGGCGGCCACGTCCTCCGGTCGGCCACGGATGATGTTCTGCAACATATCCGCAGCGGCATG